GAACGGACTTAATTCCAAACGATTACGAGATAGTTGATAAGCGTGTTGAGATACCAACTGAACTTCTTGACTTTAAGTTCACTTTACGAGACTCTCAACAGTCCGTATATGATGAAGTCGAAGGCAGTTGTATAATTAACGCTTGGGTAAGTTGGGGAAAGACATTTACTGCGTTAGCTATCGCAAATAAATTACAACAGAAAACTTTAATCGTTACCCACACTTTAGCGTTACGAGCGCAGTGGGAAAAAGAAGTACAAAAAGTTTTCGGGGTTACGGCGGGTGTGATTGGCTCAGGGAAGTTTGAGATCGATTCCCCCTTTGTCGTTGGAAATGTGCAAACTTTGTATCGAAATATCGACAAAATCACAAAGGAGTTCGGTACTATTATACTTGATGAGATGCATCATGTAAGTAGTCCAACTTTTACACGAATTATTGATGCTTCGAGAGCAAAGAATAAAATTGGTTTAACAGGAACCTTGCAACGAAAAGATGGAAGACATGTAGTCTTTCGTGATTACTTTTCGAGTACTGTTTTTAAACCACCGAAAGAGAATTATCTTACACCAAGTGTAGATATTATAAACTCTGGTATTCGTTTCATGGATGGCAATGTTGACTGGGCTACAAGAGTCAACAATCTTGCTTTTGATTGGGAATACCAAAACATGATCGGTATACTTGCCGCAAGTTATGCAGCAAAAGGTCATAAAGTTCTAGTAGTAGCCGATAGAGTGGATTTTCTAAAGAGTTGTGCAAGGCTCGTAGGAGACAATGCAATCTGCGTAACTGGAGATATTCCACACCAGCAGAGAGCAGAGATGGTTAAGGAAATCTTTACTGACAAAGATGTTCTGTTTGGAACACAAAGTATCTTCTCAGAAGGTATCAGTTTAGATTGCCTTAGTTGTCTCATTTTAGGGACGCCCATAAACAATGAGCCTTTGCTCACACAGTTAATTGGGCGAGTAATAAGAATGTATGACGGAAAACAACAGCCGAAAGTGGTAGATATTAACTTACATGGTCGAACAGCTAGAAAGCAAGCTTCGGCGAGAAGGGGATATTATATGCGACAGGGCTATGAAGTTTTTGAAGTATAGCATGAAAAAATATATCTTGACACGGAGTTAAAAGTTTGTTATAATATGTTATTCTATAATTGGGAAAAAGTAAAAAGGGAAAGCAACGGGAGTGTCAAAGACATTTTGACAATCCTTCATATACTTACCTATAAGCTACCACCAGTGAATAGACATGATAGAATATATAAGTTCTGGACTAAAAGTTTTCATGGGGATTCGTTCCTAGTAAACCCAGAGGCGTTATTCATTCAGCGTAGGAGATATTCAGATGGCGAGATTGCACAATATGCAGGTATCGCATCTTTGCGTAATTATTTTGAATATCAGAAAAACAAAGATACCACATTAGACCTCCTTCACTTTACAGGGAACGAGGACAGTATTAAAAACAATAGATTACTACGAATAGAAAATGACAGAATACATTTTTTGTTTGAAGAAATCACTTTAAAGGAATTAAAATGGCAATAAAATTTAATCAAACCAAGGGCGAAGCCCAAAAAAATAAAATCGACAGTTATCAATATGTCGAAGGCGACAACAAAGTAAGAATGGTTGGGGATATGCTTCCTCGCTATGTTTACTGGTTGAAAGGCGAAAACGGTAAGAATTTACCATTCGAGTGTCTATCATTCGATAGAGACGCAGAAGCATTTACCAACGTAGAAAAAGACTGGGTGAGAGAGTATCATCCTGAACTTAAATGCGGTTGGTCTTATGCTATCCAATGTATCCACGATGGAAAAGTCAAAGTACTAAACTTAAAGAAAAAATTACTCGAGCAGATAATGGTTGCAGCAGAAGATCTTGGTGATCCAACTGATCCAGTAACTGGTTGGGATGTTTACTTTAAGAGAGTTAAGACTGGACCAATGGCTTACAATGTTGAATATCAACTACAGGCTCTTAAATGCAAACCTAGAGCTTTAGACGATGCTGAGATGGAACTCATCGCAGAACTTAAGTCAATGGACGAAGTACTTACTCGACCAACAGCGGATGCTCAAAAAGAACTACTTGACAGATTACGAGAAGGTGCAGATAACTCTACACCAGACGAAAATGTCTCTGATGAGTTTGATATAACTTAGGAGAACATTATGTTAACAGTAGGCGACAAATTTCCAGACTTGAATCTGAAAGGTGTAAATGATGAAAATGATTTCATTGATGTAGATGTATTACTAGCAGAATGGACTGTGATATATTTCTACCCAAAAGACTTTACTTTCATTTGCCCAACAGAGATTGCAGCAATGGATGAATTATCAACTCATTGCGATGTTATCGGAGTTAGTGGAGACAACGAATTTTGTAAACTAGCATGGAAGAAAGACAATTCTTTAATCAGGGATATAGATCATATTCTTGCGGCAGACTGCGGTCTTACTCTTTCCAGACAACTAGGAATAGTTAACGAGGAAGAGGGAGTATGTTACAGAGCAACTTTCATTGTAGATCCTGAAGGAACAATTCAACATGTATCAGTAAATGCGTTAGATACAGGAAGAAGCGCAATCGAAGTTTTACGAACACTACAAGCCTTACAGGCTGGTGGTCTTACAGGGTGTTCTTGGACACTCGGAGATGAGTTCGTAGGATGAAAAAAGAATTTCTTATCTTTCTAGCATTTTTAGGCGGAACTATGGCTGTTGCTTATGACAACCTTGAATATAAAGGTGGGTCACGAAACAGTGCTTGCTATGGCGAGTGTTATGACGAATATGTAAAAACATATGGTACTCCTTCAGATATAGAAAGAAATAAACAATTATTGGCACAAGCCGATGAATTTAGTAGCATTAGAGGTTTATGGGCAGGCTGTGCAGCATGTCATGGACAAGAAGGTGAGGGCGGCATTGGTCCGACCTTGGCAGGACAGTCCGAAACAGATATTAGTACTAAATTAACCACATATAAGAATGGAGGTATGATTGGTTCACAGTCTGCCTTAATGTGGGGTCAGGCGGCTATGTTGTCTGAAAACGATATTAATACTATCGCTAAATTTATACAACAAGGGCTTCCAAAATGATCTTATTTACTGCAGATTGGCATATAAAACTCGGTCAAAAGAATGTACCACTGCCTTGGGCATGTACACGCTATGAAATGTTTTTTGAACAAGTTCATGACTTAGAGAAAGATGTTGACCTGCACATCATTGGTGGGGACTTATTTGATAGAGTCCCCAGCATGGATGAACTTACACTTTACTTTGACTTTGTAAAGGGTGTCACAGTGCGCACTATTATATTTGATGGTAACCACGAAGCAACTCGCAAAAACAAAACATTCTTTACAAATTTAAAAAAAGTTACAGAACAATTAAATTCACTAGTAACAGTTATAGATGAAACTACAGTGGATGATTTTAGTAATTATGCAATATTACCATATGCAGACTTACATAGAAAAAATAGTATTGAAGATATAAGTTCAGCAGTATTATTTACTCACGTTCGTGGAGAGATACCTCCTCATGTGCAACCTGAAGTAGACTTATCACGATTTGATAAGTTCAAAGTTGTATTTGCAGGAGACTTGCACGCACATAGCAATACACAAAGAAACATAGTATATCCTGGTAGTCCAATGACTACAAGTTTTCATAGAAATAATGTTGAAACAGGATATCTAATGATAGACGATAATGATGGATTTCAATGGACATGGCATACTTTTGATTTACCACAGTTAATTCGTAAGACAGTTACAGATCCGAGTGAAATGGTGCAGACTGAGTTTGACCATACTATATATGAAATTGAGGGAGATGTATCTGATTTAAGTAATATCAAAAATAGTGAATTACTTGATAAAAAAGTTATAAAAAGAAAGACAGAAGCCACTCTAATATTAGGCAAAGAGATGACAATGGAAGAAGAATTAGGAGAGTACCTAAGTTATATATTAGAGTTAGACGATAGTAAAGTTAAAAATATTTTAGGAGTGTTTAGTGATTACGCTAAAGAAGTTACAGTGGAGTAATTGTTTTAGCTATGGTGAAGGAAACGAGTTAAACTTAAACGAATCTATAGTTACACAATTAGTCGGCACAAATGGAGCAGGTAAAAGTTCTATTCCTTTGATTCTTG